TAGGAATAAATTTTACCTTTCTCATATGGGTGAAACTTATCCTTGTGTTCATGAAAAAGATATTTATCGTCACACCCATCATATTCTTTTATCCACTTGTAAGGATCTTTATTAAAGTGTTTTTTGATAGGCAGTCCACTAATACCTCTCCATGACATGACACTAGAGTTGAAGTCACCGCCTTTATGTTCAGCTTCAAAGCCTTCAGGCTTCCAATAAGTTTTACATATAGCATTACCGTGAATTGTTATAAAATCTGACAAATCCTGTTTTTGTATCACAACATCTAAATCAAGATATATTGAATGACCCCAATCTTGACCAAGAATGTTTACTTTTTCAAACGTGCCTAATTCAATATCAGCCCATCTTAGAATGATATCCTCGTAAAGACCATCCTTGCGAAGTTTCTCACCTTGATCTGTGTGACAAACAAAGCGGCAATCCATGTTAGGAACCGATGCGGCAATACGATTTACATCATCATATGTATATTTGTCGCCATAAAGTAATGTGTGTATTGTAATCATGTCTATTATTTAGTTGTATAAATAGTAGAACAAACAAGGAAGATGACCAATGGCAACAACTACTAACATTGTAATTGAGCAGGGCGCCACATTTTCTCAAGAGTTTACAGTATTGGACTCTGCAGGAAGTGCCAAAAACTTGACAGGTTATACGGCGACCGCACAAATGCGTAGATCTCACTATTCATCCACATCTACTGCCTTCACCACTGCCGTTGTTGACGCAACAGGTAAGGTAACACTTTCACTAACCGCGGCACAAACTGCGGCTATTTCAGTTGGTTCTACAGGCAACAATAGATTTGTTTATGATGTTGAAGTTGCATCTTCTTCTGAAACACTTAGACCTTTTGAGGGTATAGTAACTGTAAGACCAAACGTAACGAGGGCATAATGGCTATAACAACTAGACAAGGACTTATTGATTATTCACTACGCCGCTTAGGTTTTCCTGTAATAGAAATTAATGTTGACGAAGATCAAATTAGTGACCGCGTAGATGACGCTTTGCAAATGTGGCAGGAATATCATTTTGATGGTGTAGAACGTGCCTATCTGAAAAAGAAACTTTCGGGATCAACACTTACAATACCTGCAACTACATTTAATACAGGTGAAACAATTACAGGCGGCACATCCGGCGCAACAGCTACGGTCCATGAGAACACAACAACTACGGCACTTGTGTATGAAAACACTAAAACAGCAGAAAAATTTGAAGCCGGTGAAACAATCACAGGTTCGGACTCAGGTGCTTCTACTACAATTACATCTATCGCAAAAGGTGATATTGAGAATGGTTATATTGTTGTTGATGATTCCTGGTTAGGCATTACACGATTGTTTAAGTTTGGATTAATTGCAGGTGCAAGATCTGATGGATTGTTCGATGTGGATTATCAATTTGCATTGAATGACCTTTACAATTTGTTAAGTGCTGACGTAACATATTATTCTATGGTTAAAACACATCTTAACCTGTTGGAAAATTTGTTTGTGAATGAAAGAGCAATACGTTTTAATCGTAAAACAAATAAATTGCATATTGATACGGATATGGATAGCACATTTAACATAGGGGATTATGTTGTTGCAGAAGGTAACAAACTAATTAATCCAACAGAATATTCGGAAGTTTATGATGACATGTGGTTGAAAAGATATACAACTGCGTTGATTAAAAGACAATGGGGTGAAAATATGAAAAAGTTTGGTGGTATTGCACTACCAGGCGGAGTTACACTTAATGGGGACCAAATCTACGGCGAGGCGATTCAAGAAATTTCCACAGTCGAACAAGAGATGCAACTTAATTATGAACTTCCACCTTCATTTATGGTAGGATAATTTAATGCCAACTAATCACTATTTCCAACGCGGAAGGTCAATCGGCGAAGTAAATGAGCAAACACTTGTGGAAAGTCTCCATATTGAAGCTCTTAAAATTTACGGTCACGATATCCTTTACATGCCTAGGACTCTTGTAAACAGAGATGTTTTGTTTGACGAGAGTGAATTGTCTAAGTTTACACAAGCATATCATTTAGAAATGTATATGGAACCTGTTGACGGGTTTGAAGGTGAGGGAGATTTATTTCAACGTTTCGGTATCGAAATTAGAGATAGTGCAACATTTGTTGTAGCCAAAAGACGTTGGGAAGAAAGTGTTGAAAGTGCCAAACAATATGGCGGCAGTTTTCAGTTAGATTCTAGACCTGCAGAAGGCGACTTGTTATATTTTCCCATGACAAAATCTTTGTTCGAGATTAAATTTGTTGAACACCAAGATCCATTTTATCAAGTAGGTAAATTACATACATTTAGATTGCGTTGTGAATTATTTGAATACAGCTCTGAGGCTCTCGATACAGGCAATGCAGAAATTGATGCTATTGAAGATAATCTTTCTGTAGATGCATTACTGCATGAATTTAAATTGGAAACAGGCGATTCACTTGTTCTTGAAGATGGTGGTAGTTTGATTCTACAATCATACGCAATTAGACCAGCCGTTGCAGGCGACAATGCAGACTTTGTGAATGTCCAACAAGTAGATAATATTCTTGACTTCACAGAATCTAATCCGTTTGGTGAGCTATAATGTTTAAGGGAAAAACTTTTTATCACTCTCATGTCCGCAGAGCTGTTGCGGCATTTGGTTCTATATTTAACAACATTGTTATACAACGTAAAGATTCTAGTGGTAACGTTGCTCAATCACTTAGAGTGCCTCTTGCGTATGCTACGAAGCAAAAGTTTTTATCCCGTATTGAGGGACAACCGAATTTAACTGACCAAGAAGTTGCATTAGTTTTGCCTCGCATGGGATTTGAGATTAGTTCTCTTACATATGATCCTACAAGAAAAGTTGCACCTATTCAGCAACATCGTAAAACAAACACATCTGATGCTCTTAAAATGACACAAACATTTGTGTCTACACCTTATGATTTGAATCTTACTTTATATTGTTTTGCTAAGAATCAGGAAGATGGTTTGCAAATCATAGAACAGATTTTACCTTTTTTTAATCCTGACTTCAACATTACAGTAAATGATTTGCCTGAACTAGGTATTAAAAGAGACATTAAAATTACGTTGGAATCAACTGCATATGAAGATAATACATATGGTCAGTTTGCAGATAGACAAAGTATTATATGGTCTCTTAACTTTACTATGAAACTAAACTTTTATGGTCATGTTGCAGATCAAGGAATCATAAGAAAAGTTATTGCAGACGTTTATCAAAATCCTAATCTTACGGGTGAAAGAACACGGCAACAATATTCAGTATCATCTGCTACAGCAACAGGTACTGCAACACTTTCAGGTAATGCGGTAAGTGCTATAGCTGTTACATATAGTGGCGGTAATTATACATCAGCAGGTCCTAATATTACTATAACAGGTGATGGAACAGGTGCAAGGGCTTCTGTAACTATGGAAGCAGATCCTCTAAATAGTAGTAAGTTTAGAGTCAAGAGTGTTACAATAGATGCCGGTGGTAGTGGTTATTCATCTGCTACTGTAACATTTGAGGCACCGGACTCAGGAATACAATCAATTGATGATGCGTATAGATTCCTCGAGGAGTTTGATACAGTTTATGAATAAAAAGAATAAAGTATTTGATGCGTTGGATAAAACGTTTGGAACCTTAACACAAGTTGAGGAAACAAAAACTCCTATGATTCCTGTAGATCAACAGGATGAACAACTTGAAAATGATTTCCAGGAAGCTAGAAATGCCTTGAAAAGGGCAATGGTATATGGTGAAGAAGCAATTCAAGGCATTTTGCAAATAGCACAAAACTCAGATAATCCTCGTGCATTTGAGGTCGCCGGACAATTAATAAAAACTATGAGCGACCAAGCAAAGGATGTTATGGATGTGCAGGAGCGCAAACAAAAAATTGATAAAATTGATGGTAAAGTCGCCAGTAAGATTGAAAAACAAACAAACATTGTATTTAATGGAAGCACTTCTGATTTGTTAAAAGCAATAAATGACGAACAGAAGACAATTGAAAATGTCCCTACAGATAGAAAAGACTGAAGATACCTCCTATCATGGTAATCCTAACCTAAAGCGGGTAGGGTATAAACACGATTGGAATAAGGAACAAATTTCAGAATATATGAAGTGTAAAGAAGACCCTATATATTTTATTGAAAATTATTGTATGATTGTGACACTTGACCAAGGGCTACAACCTTTTAAGTTATATGATTGTCAAAAGAAAAAAGTAGACTTCATAATGGATAATAGGCGTTGTATTCTTATGGAGGGACGCCAGCAAGGCAAAACAGTTACCGCCGCCGCATGTATTCTACATTACACTATATTTCAAGATTCCAAAACTGTTGCAATTATGGCTAACAAAAGTAATGCGGCTAGAGAAGTGTTGGCTAGATATCAAATTATGTATGAAAATCTTCCTATATGGATGCAACAAGGTGTTAAAACTTGGAACAAGGGTGACGTGGATCTTGAAAATGGCTCCCGTGTATTTACAGCCGCTACAACGGCAAGTGGTATTCGAGGTAAATCAGTAAACTGGCTTTACATTGATGAGGCGGCAATTATTCCTAATAATGTTGCAGATGAGTTTTTTACATCAGTATATCCAACAATTTCTGCCGGTGAAACTACAAAGATTCTGCTTACATCAACACCCTTAGGTTATAATCATTTTTGGAAGTTCTGGAATGAATCTGAAAAAGGCACCAATGGTTTTAAGAATATGTTTATTCCCTACAGTGAGATACCTGGCAGAGATGAAGCATGGGCAGAACAACAATTACAACTTCTAGGTGAATTAAAATTTAATCAGGAAGTTTTATGTGAGTTTCTTGGTTCATCCAACACATTAATTAATGGTAAAACTATTGCAGTATTAAGTTCTATAGATCCTAATTATACGAATGATGGTTTGGATATTTATGAAGAACCTCAAAAGGATAAATACTATGTATTGGTTGCAGACGTTGCAAGAGGTATAGGAGGAGATTATT